CGCCAGTATAAACTATACCATTCGGCCAATTAAAAACATTAGTGTTCCCGGCCCAGAAACCCGTGGCAGGGGTGCCAACCACACCCTGAACCACAACAGCACTGGGGTCAGGGGTGATGCAAAAGAGCGCAGTACCGGTGTTTGGCGCAACGGCAACCATGTTGAGATCAGTAAAACCTCCGACAGCAGGCGCCGTCGAAACTGTCGCAACGAAGTTGCCAGTGAATGTGCCAGACAACCCCTGATAATCGTCCGGATACCTAATACCGTCAGCGTCCTCGGACCAAGGGTCCACATAAGCTGAGACAATATCCGGTATGCCGGGGATGGCGGGGGTGTTGGACCCTCGCCCTGCGCGCCCACGTTGGGAAAACCCCCGATGCAGGACCATCTGGCCGCTGGCTTCCTTATCCAAGAAATTGGAACGGGAAGGGAGCAGGGCCGGTTGGTTCGTACGTCGCCCAGTCCCAGACCTGGAACGAGACCGAGATCGAGAACGGGAACGCGTGCGTGAAGAAAAAGTAACGGAAGCCCGGCGACGCCGGGCAGGAATAGTGTTTTTATTTCGTCGAGCCATGTGAGTGTATGGGATCCCTCCTCACAAAGAGACTGTTCATCGTGGTCCCCCAATGGGTTGAGCCGTGCAGTCGTTCGGCATTCTGTATAGCACGTAAATATTTACACCCGAAGGAAACGTTTTGGTCAATTTAAGGACCACGACCCCAAAACTAGGCGTCCCGAGGCATACGCCTACGAGGGTGCCACTGCGCGGGATTCAGTGTCACCTTGGAACGTCTATAAAAATCCTCTATAGCCAACTGTTCTGGCGGGGTATACCCATACGCGAGCCAGAAGCTATAACGTGTCCTGGGATGGACGTCCGAGTAAACGCGTTTCATGTCGCGAGACATCGTACGCACTCCCCACGACTGTCCATCCACCACCGAGGCATGAAACTCGCCGGCACGGAGATAAGCGGCATAAAAGTCCTGGAAAACCGGGATGCCGCCAGTAGCCGCCATACCCCCAGTGCCCACAGCATGCAACCAACCCCGGAAAAGGGAAGTGGTGCCATAAGGCTGTAAGCACATAGAATCTTTGGCAATGGCGTAATGGGGATGGCGCACCATAACGTAATGGTGTGCCTCAGGCCCAACCCAGACCGGGTGGGACTGGCAAAACTCCAAAGCCTCAAGATCAAAGGCAGGCGGTTCAACCTCCATCGAAAACCCCATGCCGAGAAACCAGGCATCGAGTCCAGCTGAGAACCGAGGGAGATCGCGTCGTTCCATAAACACGACGCAATCATCCCCATTGTTGGCCAAGTGAACTCGCACTCCGCAAAACAGAGCGTAAGCAAACACCATAAGGCACATCAACAAACAATTCCCAAGACCGGTGTTCATGTCAC